GGGGCCACACCTTAGCCAGCTCCCTTGCCTGGCCACGCGGGATATACCCGACATGCGTCCAGATGAAGGAACTCTGCGACGTTCTCTTGGCCACCAGAACCGCCATAGCATACTGGTCTTTCGGGTTTCCAGGTTCTGGCACAAAGAGCACGCGGTTTCCAGGGTTTTTGTTCCTGAACGCCGACTGCTGGGCTCCGTCCCGATAGCTGTTGCCAACAACCGTTGACTTGAGCGGGAACATCTTGGCCGGGCTGTCCTTCTCAAAACCACCAAAGTTGGCAAGATCATCGTCGGTGACATGCATTTCGATTTCGGCGGGTGCATTGAACTCATGCACATCAAAGGAACCGGCACCTCGGGTCGTCAGAGGCTTCAGATAATCCCAGGTCTTGGCCACAAGGACTTCATCACCCTTAAGGATCGCCGCCAAGCCGTCAGCACAGTTGGGAGTGCTCTTAACGGTGGCTTTGCGGGTGACAGGCAGACAGCCTGGACAGGGCACAATGCCTGCCGTAGGTCCACCACCAAGACGCTCGTCTACTTCACCAGTGTCTTGGCAAGTCTCACAGGTAACGCTCGGTTGGTCCCCACAAAAGGGCGGGAAAACCAACCGGCCTTTCGGCGTTACCGGCGCGGAAAATCCGGCTTGTCATCTCCGCCCAGGAGCATCATCAGCATCATCGGGTTCATGCCCGCCATGCCTCCGCCACCGCTGCCACCCATTCCGCCCATCATGGACATAAGGGCCAGGGTCTTGCCGTCGATGCCACCAGAACCGCCCTTGTCGCCCATCAGCATCAGCATCGGAAGCATGGAGGCCATGCCTTCGGCACCAGTGCCTTCTTTGCCACCAAAGTTGAACGGCGAGCGAACGACGGTGATCCCGTTGTCGATACCCATCATGGACACCTTCTTCGGACGGAACCGGGTCTGGTGACCCTGGAAGGACAGCGCCTGGATGGAGGTCTTTTCCTTCGTGGACGTGGCCTCGAGGACCCAGCCGGTCGGCTTGCCGCCAGAGACGAGGACATCGCCTTTGTTCACCTGGTCGATCGGGACCAACTGGCTGAAGGCCGGCAATTCCATTGCGAAGCTGTCGAACGGGTTCAACTCGACCTGATCGTCCTTCGACAAAGTATAGATGCCGTCGTCGCGCTTGATGCCAGTCTGGTTTGACATGATGTCCCAGACGACGCCGTCGATCTGAGCAAATACGTGGCCCATCAGTTTGGCCATTGTTCCTTGCAGTTTCATTGTTCATCTCCTTGGTTGAACGTGGTTGATATGATTAGAATGCACTGTGCAGCGCAGAGATGAAACCTACGAAGCAAAGAAAAAGGCCAGCAGATTTCTCCACTGGCCTTCCTTCACCCGAGGTGGGATTGGAGGGGCTCCTCGAGTTATGCCGTGGGATCGTCACCTGGGGCGATGTCAGCACCTTCCCAGACTTTGTCCGCATCATCGTCGAAGTCGTCCTCAGCAGCCATGCGGCCAGTGAAGTTCTCGTCGTCGCCCAGTTTCTGCAAATTGTGCAGACCGAAGGCAACGCCTCTTCCGACGTTATCGTAGGAGTATGCCGTGATGGTGGCACGAGCCCAGCAACCGGGGTAGAACTCCTCTTCGGTGAGGATGGGTTGCTTGTTGCGATCCACCAGACCCGGACGCTGCTTGGACGAAGCCGTCCCAAACATCATCCCTTCGCCATAGCCATCGAGATGCGCCTTTTCATCGCCGTCACGAAGAGGCTTTTTGAAGTTGCCCGGCAGGTCTTTGACCAGCTTTTTGAACTTGTCCTTCGAAGCCGCGTCGGCGATTGCCTGCATGGTCTTCCATGCTTTCTTGTCCGCGTCGGTGAACTTCTCGGGATAGAAGAGCATCACCACAGAATACTTCGGATCGCCGCCCTGGTAGGACGAGGCCTCAAAGATTGCGGGGAAACTCACTCGGAAAGGCGGGGTTACCGCTTTCAAACGTTCGGCCATTTGGTGTCTCCTTGACTACCTAGATACTTGACACTTTGAATGATCGAACCCTTGTGGCCTGGGGGCTCGACCGTTTTGATCCCGTCCTACGTCCGACGATCCTGCGCTGAAGATTACCTTCGGATCATAATGCCAGGCGAGTGCCATGGGATTTAATCACAATACCCCGAAGTTATTCGGCGGGGAACTGTTTATTTATTTGGCGGGCGCCGGTATAAGTCATTGACGGTCTTATCTAGTGCCGCTGCTTGGAGGTAGGCTTCTCCGACCAGCAGAGCGACTGCTCTCATCTTAAGCGGGTCCTGGTCAGGGCACGCTTTGTCCACTTCAGCTTGAACGGTTTTGGCCAGCGAAAGCAATTCCGCTGGGTCATTGTTTGGATGGCTCATTTACCGCGGACTTTGAAAAACCTAGCTTCTTTGACAAACCAGGAATGCCCGTTGTGCTGGACATAATACTTATTCATTTGTGGCCTCTTTTCGGGCGCGAGCCCAATTGATGATTACATTGTAGTCCCCAAACATGGTTTCAGGAACCTCGATCCAGGAAGCGTTGGCTGGGTTAAACTTGGCAAGCTCGTTAGCGCCAACGCACTGGTTGCGGTTTTGGGCAGAGTAAACGATCCAGCACAACTCATCGTGCTTGACTATATACATGTCCCAAAAACCATTAACGACCCGGCCCCTTACATGGTTCCGGGTCTCACGAAAGCCTTCCAGCAGATAGGCGCTGTTGTCGATGAACAGCACTGTGCGCTTGCTCGACATCTTAGTCCTCCTTTTTAGCTTTCGTTTTCGTTTTCTCTTATGTCATGTTCCATATCTAGTCTAGCAAACATTGCACGTTCAAAAGTATCAAAAGTGCCTAAATGGTACTTTTTCTTGAGCCACACAATCTGAGCTGACCAGCGTCCAGATTTAGTTTTCTTTACTCCTCTAAAGCCTGAGGAATTAGAAGCTGGTGTCGGCTTGTTCAAATGGTTCAAAGACCTTGTAACTTCACGCAAATTAGCCCATCTGTTGTCTGCACGTTGTCGATTTATATGGTCTATTTCTATAGGCCATTTACCAGTTACGTAAAAGAAAACTAGCCTATGGACTAGCTGTCTTTCTCCAGCTATTGTAACTACTAAATAGCCGTTAGGCTGAACTGAGCCTATAGGCTCAGAAACGCTTTTACGTCCCCTATGCCATTTACACCAAAACAGTTTTCCAGTGGCTTTATCATAGTAAATTTCTTTCAGCAGCCACTTATGATTTATTGTGCTTTGTTGAGGCATTATCTTAATCCGAAAGGTCGTCAGGGAAGTCCACAGAGCCGCCTGAGGCTACTTCGACGGCCGGTCTTGGGTCATCCTCGGTTGTGACTGTCAGGCCACCCTCAGGTTTGTAGGCCATTTCGCCGATGAGCTTTTTGACTTCCTTACCCATCTTCTCGAACTGCGCGGGGGACTTGAGCTTTCCAGGCTGGTAGCACTTCGTGCGTTCCAAGCCAAGCTCGCTTTCCATGATGGCAACCACATCGCCCTCGGACATGCCGTCCCAGTAGTTGTCGTCAGCGTCCGTCAATTCGTCCATGTCTTCGGTATAAACCCCGAATGCACGATTGGCCCGCTTGCGCACCAGCTTGTAGCCTTCGACAGGACGCCCAGACAGCAGCTCACGCTGGATTGCACCGTCCACTGCCTTCACATATTTGTCAAACACCCCAATCCACTTTGCGGCGTGGGCGAGCGTCTTGACATTGGTCGGAACAGGGATACCCATCTCCGGCGGTTCGTCGGCGAAGTCCATCTGAGCTTCCTCCTGCATCTTGTCGATAAGAGCAGGGCATTCGTAGAACTCCCCGTTCTCGTCCACGAAGGCTTTGGCATCACAGAAGGTGCACCAGTCACCAGCGCAGAGCGTGGCGTTCTTGTCCTGCGTTGCATCAGCTGCGGCCTTCAGTTCTTCACCGAAGTCCATGAGTTCTTCGCGGGAATACTCGATAGACCGAATGGGCCCATCTTCGTGTTCTTTGCGAGGCTGGACGATCGTCATGCGAACGCCCTCACAATCCGGAAATTCCAGCAGAACGCCCAGCCCATATGTCTTAAGCTGGGTGTTGTCGCGAACCTCTACAAGAACGCCCCGCCCATGCTTATAGTCGACCAGTTCAGCCCATCCGAAGGCTTCAACCCCGATATAGTCTGCCGTGCCGCCGAGCAAGGGATGCAGTTCTTCCAGCTTGCTGAGCCATTCCTCAGAACGCTCTTCGCGGCCACGAGGGTCCAGTCGAGCACGAGACGTCTCCACTGCCGCCACGAAATACTCGACGGCATCCACCATATCCTGGTCGATCAGGAACTCCGCCTCAATGGCTGCATCAGGGTCAAGAGGCCGACGGGACGTGACTTCGCCCTTGCGCACTTGCTCACGCAAAGCGCTCAGATGGGTTTCAAGCACAGCGTCATCATTCCAAATGACGATGGTCTCGCCCAGGAACTCTTCCGGCGCCAAGCCTTCGCGAGCATACAGTTCACAGAGCAGGTGCGCCGCCGTGCCTTCTTGGGCAAAGATTGACGAGCCTCTCGGGTTCGGGTTTCGTGCCTCAGCGGCGACAGAGCCTGGACAGTTCATCCATTGCTTTGATCCAGAGGCTGAAAGTTTAGCATGATAAGCCAAGTTTAGTCCTCCAGTGCACGGCCGAGGTATTCCTTCAAGCCTTTGTAAGCAGTTTCACGATCTGCTGGATCAGCAAGAGCCAGGTCTTGTTTGACCTGCTCAAGCAGCTTGTCCAGCTCAGAGGCCATGGCGGGATCAAGCGACGCCTTCTTGTCCTTGCTTTGCAGCAGGATACGAATTTGGCCAACGCCTTCAACTTGTTCACCAGCGTGCCAGTATTGGACGCGGCCGGTCTCCATGTCGATATAGGTGGCATTGATTGCCTCGCCATTGAGTTCCACAGCTTGGATATACTGCGTCAACGGGCTACTGGGTAGGATTTGCATTATTCGGGGTCTCCTTTACGAGCCTCTGGAGGCTCGTATACTTGTGCGTCCAGGTGGCAATGTTGCAACAGGCTTGGAAAGCGTGTCACGCTGATGGGTTGGCCCGGCTTGAGCACATTGGCGTCGACGAGTAGGCCATGCGCTTCAATGCACATATCGCCATACCAACGCCAGTCGCCTATCTTCTGCGCTTCTTGCAGGTTCTCAGCTGCTTCTGAATAGGCCGTATCGGAAAGCTTTATAGGACTTGGTCCTATAAGCTTGATAAATAAGGCATCCATGCCTAGTCCTTTCTAAGTCCCAGGTATACCGGGAAGCGGGGTTTGTCTTTTGCTCCGCTGGGCTGGTGTTTGAATTTCACGCTCTGTCCGTTCAGTGTATCTCGGTTTTGCCATAGCGTAAGCCTTTCATTTGCTGTAAAGCCTGTGCCGATGCCAAACGTTTCAGCCCAGTCTGGGTGCGAGACAGTTAATGCCCCAAGAGTATCACCAGGCGCTTGTCCGGCTTGAGCATGGGACCGCTCCAGATAACCAAGCGCATTAGTCTCCGCTTCGTTTTCATTTCGCATCAACTCCTCAAAGCCTACAATGGTTCCTTCAGTGTCTTCGAACCTCTTGACCTTGCCGAGCAGTTGCTGGTTAGCCGTCGACCGACCGAACTTATAGGAACCCCAGGGCGAACGCGTCATGACGCCCTCGTAGCCTAGACCCACGTAATGTGCCTCAAGCTCCATAAGCTCAACTGGGGTATGAACCTTTGTGTGCGGAACTACCCGGGCCCATGGCCAGCGCTCTTTGTTCTCGAGCACTCCCTTGGCCATATCCAGGCGCTTCTCAAAAGGCCAATGAACACTGAATGGATCAACCCAATCAAATACCCAGTAAGTGAACGCCGGGTTTCCTCCATGCGACATGATGCCACTGGTGGATTTGTTGAATGCTGACGGGTCGGTAGGATCACCGACCAGCATTTCGCCGTCAAACGGTGGATAGAACGAAAGCTCTCCCTGGATGAACCGGTTCGGGATTGGCTTGAGTGTCCGAGAGACTGGTCGGTCGTTGTGGATCACACATCTGATGCCATCAAGCTTTGGCGAGGCCAGGACTGGAAACTGCAGAGCTTCCGCATCTTTGACGGTGAAGGCCAATAGTGGTTTGAAACTGTTCATTGGCCATACACCCGTTGCCATCTCTTGAAGGCAATCCATTGATAGACTTGCCCAGAAGGCAGGACGATGCGATCACCAAGGTGATTGCCCCGTCTTGGAAAATAGGTTACACTCCTGGGCGTCATTGGTTTTCTCCGTTGAACAGGCAAAGTGCGCTGGTGGGCGAACCGCTGTTTCTGCTCCAGAGCGTCGCCAACGGCGTCTGAGGCCTGCGGGCAGAAGTTGTTCAGGGCCATCCAGAGGCACTTGATTTGGCGATGGCAGTCCGCCAGGGCATTGTGATGTTTCCCGGTGCGCTCGACCGTGCCGGTGTCAAAGCCAGCCACGTCGTAAGCTGTTCTGGTGTCCCGGTGGCGCCAGAAGGGCCAGGGCAAAAAGCTTTGGGTCTCGAGGTTCTTCTTTCCATCGCGAACCCGGTCATAGAGTTCAGCCAAGATGGGAAAGTCGAAGTCCTGGCCTTGCGCCCACACCGTGCCGAGGTTGAAGTCCTCTTTCAAGTAGTGGCTCTGTATCCAGGCATCGAGGGCATCCAGCACTTCGCCGATCGGCTTCAGCTTTGCTTGGTAGGCGTCGCTCATGACCTCTTCGATCCACTCAGGGTCGGTGCGAGCCCAGAAGTCCATGGTGTCAGCCGACACAGTGGTATGGAACGGAAGCTGGCTGGCGATATTCACCTCCATATAGAACATTCCGTTCCCGCAGCACAATGCAGTTTCTCGGTCAAACAATACGGCACCAATCGAGAGCACGGTTGCTCCCGGTTTCGTGTCGAGTGTTTCCAGGTCAAGCATTAGATCCATTACTCATCTCCCTTCGAATTGCGTTCTGCCGTGTGCGTATCTCAACAGCATACGCCATTTGCGCCTCAAGCATAACCTCTATAGCCTCACTGGCGTCAAAATGCTTGCTGATAGCGAGGCACTGCCACTTCTCGGGCTCGGTCTCCGTAGCGGCTGTGACCTTCTGCTCGATATGATAGGTGCCAATGTCTATGTGCCGCACCCTGAATACAAAGGTCAGCCCTTCAGAGACAACGTATGGGAACTTCTGGTTGTCGGCCATCAGTCTTCCTCATTGAGGGCGTCATAGCTGTCCACCATTGAGGTTACAAAGAAGGCCGCAGCCTTCCGCTCCGGATTGAAGCCCTGGAACTGAGCATCGAGGGCATGACGCATGACCTCTGCTTCGTTACCCTCGGGAAGCGCCTGGAACATAGCCCCGGCCATGGCGAGATGGTGCGCCACCAGTGTGGCTGCTTGGTCTTGATCGATGGTTGCGGTGTCAACTTGAACTCTGGGCATGGTTGTGTCCTGTAAATGAAGGCCGGGTATACAGGACAAATCCTATAAACTCCCGGCCTATTGGTTAGAAAGGTGGTTGCTCGTCTGGATAGACTGGCTTCCAGGGCTTAAGCGATTGGTAATACGAGCCTTTTTTACCTAGACTCGTATAACGCAGCCTTAGCCCTTTAAGCGCGTTACCATCTTCTCGTGAGCTTCCTGCAGGTCGTCCTTCGAGACTTCGCCCACAGCCTTGTAGCCCTTGCCGACTTCGGTCAGCACCTCGAAAACGGCGGCCTTGCCGTCTTTTTCCATCAGGTCCCGTGCGAACCCCCGAAGCGTGTCATTGGTCAGCTTTTCGGGGAGGGCGTAGGTGTCTTCAGCAGCATCTCCATCGCCGAGCGGGTCCCCTTTGTCGCCATCTTCTCCAGCTGCTTCTGCTTCCGCCGGTTCTTCCGGCTCTCCAGCTTCCTCGGGCTCGGGTTCAGGCTCGGAAGGTGTTTCTTCCTCGACCGTCTCCGCTTCTTCGACTGCGGGGGCTTCTTCGGTGGCAGCTTCGTCGTCGTCGTCGTCGTCGGTTCCGGCATCATTGTCCTCCGGGATATTGACGCTGAAAGTTGCGTTGGTAACCGCCTCGAGAATGCCCTCAAGCGCTGTCGCCGATCGCTCCTGGGCTGAGGCAAGCCGCTCAAGCTGCTCGTCAATGGTTTTCGTCGTCATGGTTAGGCTCCTCTGTTCATGCCTTGTGATGTTCAATTATTTCACTGTAGACAAGTCGAACCGTAGAAGAAACCTGCAAATACACAGGACTGGTCCTGTGAAGCTAGTATAGGAAGTCTACGCGCGCAGTTTATGATGTGAAGATACCGGCGTTGTTGCCATCGTGTATCAAAATGGTTTCCCATTAAATCCGAACAGTATAATCTGGTCTAGCGGAACATGGAGGCGCGTAATGGGTAAATCCAATCTCGCCCTCGCTTTGTCTTATGCCAGCAAGGGCTGGTATGTATTCCCTATCAAAAAGGGAACAACGAACAAACCGAGGGTAAAGTGGGGCTCAGACGCCACCACTTCTGAAAAGATCATCAACGGCTGGTGGAAAGCCTGGCCAGAAGACAACATAGGCATCGCTACTGGTCCCTCCAATCTTTGTGTCCTAGACGTGGACATGAAGCATGGCAAGAACGGGCAGAAAACGCTCGACGACCTGGAGCTGGACTATGGCGAACTTCCCAATACACTTGCTGCTGTCACACCTTCTGGTGGGTTTCATCTCTATTTTGCTGGTTCGGCCCGAACTACTGTTGAACAAGTGGGTCCGGGCCTTGACACTCGTGGCTCTGGCGGCGCTGGCGGATACGTTCTGGCGCCAGGCTCTAGCACAGATGTAGGCGAGTATGAATGGCGCGAGAGCAGCCAGATACCCGTTGCAGAAATTCCTGACTGGATTGTGCACCTCTCTGGGCGCCGCGAAGATCGTGAGCACCAACAAGAGGCGGTCGTCGACCAGGATCAGCCGCAGTATATTGATTGGGCTACCGAGCACCTCAAGCATGATGCCAAGATTGCCATTGAAGGTAAGAAGGGCAACTCAGTAACTTTCAACCTAGCATGTGTCTTGCGTGAGAAGGGTCTGTCAAGTGAAATGGCTCTAGAGCTTATGCTTGAGCACTGGAATGATCGTTGCGTGCCCTCTTGGTCGCCAGAGGAACTTGGCAAGGTAGTTGAGAACGCTTTCAACTATGCCAGCGTTGTGCCTCCAGGTGGTGATACCCCAGAGCATGACTTCGGGGACCCTGATACGCCAGACGATCAAGGAGAATATGGCCCGGCCCCTATAAACGGTGAGCAAGAGGAACGCTTCTCAGGTATAATGGACGAATGGGTATGGATTGCCCAGGCCAAGATGTTCTATCGCCGTCGCGACGGTATGATGTTTGACACCAAGTCCTTTGACAGCATGTTCAACTATATGCTGGAAGGTAAGGGAAGCATTTCCAACGAAATCTTTGGAGCCAAGAGGTCTATGCGGAAGTTCGACAAGATGGACTTCTTGCCCGAGCAGCCTGAGTGCTGCGGAGAGGTGTATAACACCTGGAGACCTAGCGACCTGAAACCTGTAGAGGGCGATCCAACCATCTTCCTTGAGCACATGGACTACATGTTTGAAGACAAGCGTGAGCGTGACCTGGTGCTTGACTATATGGCCTGGTGTGTGCAGAACCCTGCAAGCAAGCCTAACTTCGCCATGGTTATCAAGGGTAAGCAAGGCACAGGTAAGTCATTTATTGGACAGGTGCTGGAACGCATCTTTGGCCCACACAATACGGGCCGGCCCATGAACGCCTCAATTCAATCGCAGTTCAACGGTTGGGCACGAAATGTCAAGCTGGTCGTCATTGAGGAACTGATGGTCAAAGGTCGCGTGGACCTGATGAACCACCTCAAGCCAATGATTACTGATCCATTGATTGAGATCAACGAGAAATACCAGCCTGCTCAAAAGATCACCAACAACTGTGTGATCGTGGCCTTTACCAACCACGACGACGCCTTGCCTATCGAGGACGACGATCGCCGGTATATGATTATCATCTCAGACGCCTTTCCGAAAGGACCCGCATACTACGACAAGCTATTCAAGTGGGCCGAGAAGGAAGACGGAGACGCAATCATCTGGAGTTGGCTGCTGAAGCGCGACATTGGGAAGTTCAACGGAAAAGGCCGAGCGCCGACCAGTGCATCTAAGGACGAGATGCGTGAGGCCTCCAGGACTGACTACGACGCCAAATGGCTGCACCTCTATGACAGCAACCTACCTCCGTTCCATGGACAGTATGTCACAGAGCAGGACCTGGTTGATGCCCTACCCGAGAAGATGCAAATAAGAGGTAGCCGGGCCCATGCCCGTAAGTTCCTTAACAACTCGGTCCCTGCCTACAATACCAAGAAGCAATGCCACACCAATGCCGGACGCGTGATCCTGTGGGCGCTGCCTGCTGGTAAGGACGTTCGTGAGAACTCCCAAGCCGCTCAGAAGGCAGTCAAGGAACGGGAAGACGGACGGGTTCCTAAGATGAAGGCCACTGTCTATAACCGCGAGATGAGCATAGAATTCCAGCAACAGGCTGAGGAGGCTGTTCTTGGTTCTGACTGGGACGATGTTCCGGTGATAAACGACACACATTCGGCTGTTGTGCGTCTACCTGATCGGCACCGAGGTCGTGCAGACCAGACTGACGCGTCCTGTGAAGCAGTGGAAGACTTGATAAAGCGAGACGCCGACCCACTTGAGTGAGGCGACGCTTCAAGATTATAGAGCCAAGGCTCTGTAATACCAGGGACCTCCATGTGTCCGCAAACCCTGAGAGCAATCTCCCTGGTTTGGCCCTCGCGGTAGAAATACCCCGGGGGCCTCTTTTATTTCCACAAAGCAGCGGTGGCAGGAAACTTTTCCCGAAACTCCTGTGGAGCCAGGTACAGGTACTCAGCAGCTTTGCGGAAGTGGCCTGCCGACCAAGCACGAAGAATATCTGCCTCAGCCCGCTTGCCTTCCCGTTCCTTTTTGGCTGCCTCTCTGAGGTTCTTGAAGGCCTGCTTGCGGTGATACATTCCCTGCTTAAGTGTCATCTTCGTCTCCGTAAGTCATGAGTGGGTAGCCGACGATGGACATTATATCCTCGTCACTGAGATAAGGCCGGACGGCTTCAGCTAGATTGGCGGTGATTTCGGTAAGGGCCTCCACTTTGCGAACCAGGCCCTCCAGCTGGCTGTCGTGATAGTCTGGAGACCGATCCACCATGATATTGATGGCCTCGCCGAGGGTGTAGGTCTTCGGCTCCTTGGTCGCGTCCATGAATGGCGCATAGTCTGTGATGGTAAGGGTCATGCTGGTATGTCTCCTGTGTTGCCCAAGCAGATAAGGCAGTAGCCGATGGGACAGCCACCGTCCTGGCTCCAATCGATGGAAGCCTTGTAGCACTCATCTGCTCGGTGTCTCAATGCCTGAGTGTCAGCCTCGGTTGGTTGTCGTTCTGGCGGCAGGGCCCAGATAATGTTCTCTGGACCATCCTCGAAGTGGAACATCAACCCGTTTTCCGCCAAGATGTCGATGAACATCTTGGCCGAGGCTAGGTCCGTGACTGGCTCGTGATGGACAGAGTTATAGTCTGCCGCGGTAAGAAGGTTGATAAGGCTCATGCGTTGGTCTCCTCTTTTCTTAGGTTATCATACTCCAGTTGCAGGGCTTTCCACTCGGCTCTTGACGAGGCGTCGTGGGTCATGCGACCGTAAGCCATCAGCTGGCACCGAAACAAAGCCAAGCGAGTGTCCCTGTCTGCAGTTGCTGACCTGTTCATATCAATCCCTCCCGATCCGGTGATACTGGAAGTCGACTTCATGGTCCACACTCCACACTCCACACTCCACACTCCACACTCCACGCCGTCTGCGTCTGCGACCGCGAGAAGGGTGTCTGCCTCGCGAGACATGAAGTCGTCGCCATTGAAGTCGTAACCAAGTTCACCCAGGATGGTGACGAACCGGGCTGCGTCTCGCTGGTCGTAGAATTCCGCATCCTTCAGGATTTGACCCCAGAGGAGTTCGGCCACTTGGCGCGTCATGGTGAACGGTGTTATGGACGTGAGTGTCATGGTGTTTCTCCTTGTTTCTATAACTAGAATATCGTGACAGAGATGAACTGTAAACCAGTGAGTATCGATGCCCGCGCATGTTGTGATGTAGACCAACCCTGCCGAATATCCGGGGTCCTACCGCGGGATCGCCGACCAAGTAAACTGACGAGAACCAGTAGCGCTAGATAGGAAACAGCCCGGCGGGCGGTTGGAGGGCCTACACGGTTGGTCGGGTTGGTCGGCTTCGTAGGGCGTGCCCTTGGTATTCCGGCGGTTGTGGAGCTTCTGCTCTAATCGCGTCTTAGCGGTGCTAATCGCTAGGCTGATAACCTGATAGCGGGCTAGAGCGCACAGGCTAGAAGCTGGATAAGCGCATCAAAGGACTGAGGCCAAGGTGGAAGCCTGGAAACGACTACGCCAGCGACTGTGTGATTTTTAGCGCAGTCGACAGCCTAAGTGCATGTTTCTAAAGCCAAATGAGCGCTGGACCCAGCAGGGTGTTGACTGCGACTGTGACGTATAAAAACCTTTATTACGTAATGTATATATAGGATAGGTATACCCTTATATCCTTGTGCGTATTATTTTTTGTTAAAAGTCGTAGTCAATAGTCAAAAGGATACCTAAGTGCTTAAAAACAAACAAAAATAAAACGACTACCCAATGACTGTGCGAACGATTTTGACTATGCCGCTAATAGTCGAGCTGCTGTAGTGTGAGCTCCCAGTGCAGAAGCACCGGGAACTTTGGTCGTCATACCCCGCAATCCCATCCAACCACGTGTGACAGGGAGACTTCATGTGTGGGCCAGGGCTTTAGCTCCCTGAGATACTCCACGGCCCAGAGACACGTTCTGTCCATCGTGCACGCCCGCTTGAGCGGCTGCATTGTTCTTCACCGAGGTGCCCTTTGAGGAGTCAGTGCTGAGGCCAGGGGCAATGGTGTTAAGGAAGTCCTGGACGATCCTGGCCTTTTCGATCAGCACCAGCTCCATCCCTGAGGTGCTCTTGGCCTGCTCTCGCACAGTGTCAAGGGACTGACGCAGCGCATGGAGCTTGGCGTTCACCGCGGAGGCAAAGCCCACCAGGTAGGAGTTCCGTTCAGCCGTCACAGAAATACCCCGGGCCCCTTTGGTGGCTTCAGCGAGGACATGGCTGAACAACCAGGTTGCTTGGTCGACGTCGCTCCTGTATCCAGCGAAGAACACTACCTTCCGATCTGAGCGCTTGCCAGTCGGCGTCGGCAGGACTTTATACCAGCCCTGGGTTCCGGTAAGTTCCTCGATAGGGCTCATGACGAACTGGGTTACAATCCAGTCAAAGCGGGTTATGACCGTTTCGGATTGGAACATATCCGGGTCCTTCGCACGGACCTCATCTTCGGTGAGGCCAAGCGAGTGCAGCATCTTGGCTGCTTTGGCCTGGCGGGACTTGGCTTCAGCCTCAGTGCAGCCAGCGTCGTCCAGCAAGGTGGCAATTGTCTTCTTCAGGTCATCAGTATCACGTTTGTTGGACGAGTTAATATCACGTCCGTTGGACGAGTTAATATCACGTCCGTTGGACGAGTTAATCTTGCGGGTCATCACTTCTCTCCAAGTTCGGCCCGCTCACGATCGCGGCGCCAGGTTGCTTCTGAACGGGACATGCCGTTCCACTTTACTCGACCATCCACAAAGACAGCCCAGGAATACAGGTCATCCCCTTCGTGCTTGCGCATGGTAACCCGTGGTTTCTTAGCCATTAGGCTTCTCCTCAAATTTAGGGGCCAGGTCTCGGAGCAACTCCTGCTCGTTCCAGCCAGTTTGCATTGCGATGGACTGAGCTGCACAAGTCCAGTCCAGGTCTGGGTGGTGCAGGAGTTTCTCCTGCACCATCTCAGTTACCTCATTCAGGGTCAGTTTTCGGGCCATGTGTATCTCCATTTTGGGACTGCGTCCCATAAAGCTTGTGGAACTCCATGACAGATTGCTCTATCGTGGGCATTTGGTTTTCCCTCACCAGGTTGCAGGCGTTCCTCGAAAAGAAGGTCAATCGTATCCCATTAACCAGTAGTAAAACCAGCAACCCAAAGAGCAAGATATTCGCCACTTTGGTCATGCACACACTCCTTGTTACTTAGAACGCGTTCTAAGTACTTTCCATAATCCCCCGAGGCTGCACGATCGGTCTGTGCAGTCTCGGTCAGGCTCGGTGCTCGGTTAGCCGCTTAGTGTATGATGCGCTTCTGGACGACGATTTTCATAATGGGCTCGATAGTCTGAGCCAGCGGCAGGTAATAGTCCAGGACAGTGACTTCCTTGACAGGCAAGGTGCCGGTGAACCCTTCAGGACGCTCACACACTTTGGCTGAGATGACCACCCTAAGATCGGCGAAGGTCCTCGGAAATAGCCCGGGGGCATCTTCGTCGTCCTGGTAGAATTCCGAGATGCCCTCCCACATTTCGCGGGCAAGCTCCTCGATCAGTTCCTCCGAGTAGCGCAGGGCCACGAAGCCACACTGAGGCGAAGCCATCAGTTCAAGGTCTAGGTCCTGGGCTTTTGCGTCCTGCTCAGCATAGACGTCTTCGATGGTTGCGCCTGAGTAGAGATAGGCGTGAGGGGTATAGGTCATGGTTATTCTCCTGTGTGACATCGTATGAATAGAATATCGCGAACTGCGGAAGATGCGAACCTCTATTCTCTCTTTCAATTCCAGTGCTGTGACTGTTGGACACATATCAAAGCATTAGGTCAAAATCTGTGCCGCCAACACTTAGGGTTCGTCCAAGCATTACGCTACCAACAGACCGGCAGTGCTGGCACCAACCCAGTGACCAGCGCAGAGGCGTGCTGGCTTAGGAGCGGGACTAGCAATGCTGGTTCACTGGCGTTAGGTTGGAGCCAGCAATGCTGGTTCACTGGCGTTAGGTTGGAGCCAGCACTACCGGCCGCCGGCTTATCGCCAGCCCAGCAGAGTTAAAGCTCCACTGCGCAGGTAAGTCTGCTGGCCTCCATCACCAATGAAGATGGTCTTGGCTTCAGCCTCAACCAGCTCGCGCTGCAGGACCCAGTGATCCTGGGCTTCGCTGTCATCATCGTCGGGCTTGGGGCCATAGTCTTCATCCCATTCGACCATCGGGTCGTGCAGGACAACGTCGCCAATCCTGTGCTCAAAAGGCCATAAGGGCTGCATGGCCAGCAGGACATTTGGATCAACCTCCAAGTCGTCCAGCCAGTCCACATCAACGACCAGCAACGGGTTGATTTCTTGTGCTTGGTCGACGAGGGCTGAGATGAGTTCAGAAAGAGTCATTGGAACGTTCTCCTTTATAGGGCCAAGGCCCTGTATACTAGGTAGAGCTTCAGGGCGACCAGAGCATAGCTGGCCATGAGAACCAGGGCGTCAACAATGCGAGAAGCCCGGGAGGGCACGAACGTGGTTATCCCACATTCGTGCCTGGTGTAGCTGTCGTTCATGCCAGCGGATCAGAGACCAGTTCGCTTTCCTCGACGATCTTGTCCAGGATAGGCGTTGGTTCGGCCTCACAGGACTCCAGTCCTGTGTGCTTCACGGCCTTTTTGCGAGGGCGCACAGGCATCTTCACATTCGGGTCAGAGTTCAGCTTGGTGTTATACCAGCGCAGGCACTTGACCGTCGTGTTGGCCTCCGGGAACTCTTCCAGGACACGCTCCAGGACGTAATCGTAGGGGTGACCGACCGGCTTGCCATCCTCATTGGACGCCACGGCGACTAGCAGGGCCTCGGCGACTTCCCGGATGGTCTTGTTACCCCGTGCCGCCCGCATGGCCGCGGCGACTTTCTCGACCAGCAGGTCTTTGCGACCGTTCCACTTGGTGATGGCCTCGACGCCCTGGAGGGCATCGTGCTGGGCGACGAGTTCTTTGATGGTCAGTTCATTCAGGGTGGACATGGTAGTTCTCCTTGGTTGGTGCGACTGTGTGTCGCTGTTGATAGTTATAGAATGTCGTGTCTCTCAAGACTTGTAAAGTAGAAAACCGCGGGTCATTCATTGTTTGTTGCAGGCACCCGCGGTATTCTGTTTCAGCCCTTCAGTTTTACCCGGCGGAGGCGTTCGGTCCAGACGCCCAGCTCTTCCATTTTCTAACTAGCCGACTGGGTGTTGTCTCCAAATAGGGCAGAAGTGCCCAGGAAGATTGCTGGTCGCAGAAGCTTCAACAGTCCAGCCAAGTCGCTCCCAGTTGACTAGGGCAACAACCTCAGCCCAGTCGTCAGTCTCCAGAAGGGTGCTGTCATCAGCAGGCAGTTGGCCTTCTTTGTCCAGTCGGCACAGAATGAACCGGCGCCCATCAAAGTCTTCACGCTCTCGAGGGTCAGGATAGTCTATCCAAACCAGGAAGTCATTTCGCCTGAAAGACGGGCAGGGGTCATTCCGCCAGCTCGTGTTCTCCCAGCCCTCAAGATCGGGCAGGGAAATAATTGGGTAATCCGGAAATTCGGATGCCAGGGTCTGTGGAAATAGGGTGGGCATCAGGGGTTAACCTCCATTTGGCAGATGTCCGTGTCAAAGGTGTCACCCAAACCTGAGGTGTCCTTGGCCACAAGGGTAGCAGTCATCGACTGGGCGAATGTTTCAGCACTCTGGTAAGACGCCCAAGCGGAGTGGTGTTTCACCCGGCCAAAGTCAGCTTGGTCCGTGATGGTGAGAATGTAAACGTGGGCCATGGGCTTTCTCCTATTCATGGGTTAGAGTGGTAGTCACAGGTAGGCACCCACCACAGGTGCCCACTTCGAAACTATCACAGGTCGAGGGTGAGTTGAACCTCACGGGTTCTCACAGGTTCCCTCTTTTCCAGGAGACCAGCCTTTCTCATATCGCGGGCAATGCTCGCGACGGACTTGTCCGTGGTCCGGGCATTGGGGAAGTGTTCGCGGGCTTTATTCGCGATGGCCTTATAGGAGAGTTCGCCCTCGAGAAGAAGGGTCTTCACGACGTGGGTACAGTTCTTGAATGTGGACATGATAGTTCTCCGTTATGGGCCCTGGGGCCTGATTTGACGTTGGGTAAAGAGGGTGTGACTTTTACATCACGTAGGCCAGAAGGTCCTCAAGTCTTTGAACCCAATGAGGATGGTCTTCTCCTATATTGGACATTTCAAATTGAATAGCCATACGTTCCAAATCAAGACAGTCCTTTATGGACAGATCATGAAGGACCTCATCCGAAGAGACAACCCAGCATTCCCGCAAGCGGGTCTCATATTCAAATTTTGTCATTTTATTTGATCCTTTGTTCGTTCGTTCGTTTCGCGTCTCGTATTAATAGAATAGGCCTAAAGTACTAACAAAGTATTAACGTTTTCTGAAATATTCATGAACTCTTCGCACTGCATTCAGTGGGGGTAGAGCCCAGGACATACTACATGCAGCGCGCCCTGGCCTGTTTTGGCACAACGGTGAATGATTTGAAAGTGAAAGTTTACGAGGACGGGTGCTCGTTTAGACCGTAGGTTTACGAGGACGGGTGCTCGTTTAGTAACCTTTTCATGTTGGAACCTTTGGAGCCTGAGCAAATGAATTGCCCACTAGCCTTACAAAAATATGGAAAAATAGGTTTGGAGCCAAAGTTCCTCCCAGTCTAGCAAGTTTCTAGGAGGTTCCAACCTCCTGAATAGCCAACGCTGGTATACGATGGTGCTGTAAGGTGGTTATAAGGATCAGAGCCACAACATAGAACTACGCGAAGCTCAGAGCTTCACGAACTGAGGAACCAACATGGCAATGCACCGACCCTCCAAACACGTTACAAAGCCCAACCACAATCAGAAACGCTCAAAGGAGCTTCTGGAACGGTGCGTTGCGGAAATGGCGGACTGCGCCAATGTCTCGGAGACCGCCCGTCGGTGTGACATCACGCCCTGGTTGATGTATTACTGGAAGCGTCGCAGCGAGGATGGCTATCCAGGATACTCCATCGACATGGGCGGGATGGATGATGATGGAAATCTGTTGGTCGCAGAGTTCCATGAGGCTTGGGACGCAGCGCTGGAGATTGGCAATGACTACTTGGAAGAGGAAGCACAGCGGCGAGCTGTTGCTGGCTACGAAGAGCCAATCGTGCATAAGGGAATTCAAGCATTCGTCCGGGACGCGACCACTGGTGAACTCGAACTGGATGCCAACGGGAAACCTATTCCACTTACTATTCGCCGCTACAGTGACCGGTTGCTAGAGATTTTGTTGAAGGCACGCCGCCCCGACAAGTTCCGCGAGAACATGAAGATTGAGGCGCACGTAACTGGTGGAGTGCTGGCCATTCCCCAGAGCGACCAAGCTAACCTCAGCGCTGAGGATTGGGCTGCACGGTTCCGGGACAATGAGGACGGCAAGACTATCGAGGGCACTCCGGTTTATACCAGTGAGCTGCCGCCCGATGGAATTGACCCCGAGACTGGCCTTGAACGGCGGACTGGTTCAACCAGTGTGCGCCAGGTCATGGAACGGAAAATGGCTCAGCAAGCTATGGACCAGGACCCGGCGCTGGAAGAGAAGCAAGCAGCCTTTATGAAGTGGTATATGGAGCAGGACAAATCACCTAAGGGCAAGCCCCTTATGCAGTCTGGCCCACGTGGCAAGGAATACAACACTCGCCCTGGCTTGTCCAAGGCGGAACTGAAAGCACTTGAGGAGAGCGATCTTGACCCACTTGCCTGACGCCAGCAAAGTTGTGACCTTTCAAAAGCCGGAAGATCGCGATGCAAAAGCATACAAAGAGTATATGCTGGAAATTCTTGATGAGGCTCGTGCTAAAATTGAAGCGGATGAAGTGCATAGTTTTGCCTTTGCAATGGAATTGAAAGACTTTGGGGTATACACCGACTTTACCGGGGGCTTTAACCCAGTTCTTATTGGAGCTGCTAGTCAACTGCTACATCGGCTGAACGAGGTAGACTGATGAGTGTTCATGGTGGAGGCCAAGCGGAGTTCCAGCCTGGGTCACAGCGCATTGAATGGCGCAAGACCGACGACGGGCTGAAGGCGTTTGTCATCAAACCTAATGGCCGGCAGGAAGCAGTGGTCTGGGCACCTCAGCCTGGAAGCCAGGAAGCATTCCTCAGTTGCCCCATTACGGAAGTCCTTTACGAGGGCACACGCGGCCCGGGTAAGTCCCAGCCACTAGATACCATTGTCTATACTCCTACGGGCCCGCGACAAATTGGGGCCTTGGTTGTAGGAGACTTGGTTTCTGGCAGTGATGGAAAGCCGGTACGGGTTACCGGGGTCTACCCGCAGGGTCGTAAGGCGCTTTGCCGTCTGGTGTTCAAAGACGGGACAAGCACGCTCGCGAGTCCGGATCACCTTTGGCAGACAGCGGCAACTGGGCCAGGGGCCCGCTGGAACAAGCGCGTGCTGCGGACGCACGAAATGAAAGAGTGGATGGCTAAAGGCAAAGCCCTCTCTGTTCCGTTTATGTCAGGGCCTTGGGAATGCAAGCCAGCGGACCTGCCAATTGACCCGTATCTCATGGGCATGTTCCTCGGTGACGGCTGTTATCAAAAGTATTCTGTTGCCATAACCACAACGGACCAAGAGACTATAGACTGGCTGCTAGGCCTTGGTTTCAAGTTCAAAGCGCCAATATCGTATAGAGCGCCGGGAACGCAGATGGCACATGCACTCCGGACGCTTGGTTTGGAAAACAAGACGTCGGCCCACAAGTTTGTTCCGCACTGCTATCTACAAGCCTCGGTCGACCAGCGATTGGCCCTGTTACAGGGGCTCATGGATAGCGATGGGTCTGCAAAAGCCGAGAAGAACCGTCTTCGCTTTGGCTCGATTTCCGAAGCCCTTGCCAAACAGGTGGCATGGCTACTTCGTAGTTTAGGTGGCCAAGCAACAGTCTTCAAAATTCAAAGGCCCACAGAAGACCGGCTAGAATTTGAGGTAACGGGCTATCTGCCAGATATGAAGTTCGCGTTCAGGCTGACACGTAAGAGGGCTAAGGTTAAAACTAGAGAATTTAATAATCCGAGTAGCCGGGTAAAGAAGTATGTGTCTTATATAGAGGAAGTTGAACCACAAGAACAGGTCTGCATATCAGTGGAAGCTGACGACCACCTCTATCTTACTGACGATTTCATAGTGACCCACAACACAGACGCCCTGATTATGGATTTCTGCCAGGACGTCGGCAAAGGCTGGGGCGAAGAATGGCGTGGCATCATCTTCCGCAAAAGCTATCCTGATTTGCAGGACGTTATTGAGAAGTCCCGCAAATGGATCCCGCGTATCTGGCCAGGTGCCAAGTATAACGAGACCAAGTCATTCTGGGAATGGCCAACTGGTGAGAAGCTCTACTTCCGCCAGTTCGCCAAGCCTGCTGACTATTACAAATACCACGGCCACGCATATCCCTTCATTGCTTGGGAAGAACTTACAACTTGGCCCGACGATAAGTGCTTCAAGTCCATGTTCTCTTGCTTGCGTTCCACGAAAGTGGGTATGCCCCGCAAAGTCCGCGCCACGACCAACCCTTATGGTGTCGGGCACAACTGGGTGAAGATGCGCTATCGTCTTCCAGTTAAGAAGGGGAATATCATTGGGCAAATCATCACCGACGCACGCGACGACGCAGGAGAGCTTGAAGCTCCACGGGTCGCCATTCACGGCTACCTTGACGAGAACAAAGTCCTGCTCCATGCCGACCCGCACTACAAGCGCAATATTCGCACTGCTGCGCGCAATCCTGCAGAACTTGCTGCTTGGCTCGATGGCTCCTGGGACATTGTCGCGGGTGGTATGTTCGACGACATTTGGTTCATGGGCAAGGACTACATCGTGCTTGAGCCCTTTCCAATCCCGGCAAGTTGGCGTATCGATCGCAGCTTTGACTGGGGTTCGAATGCTCCGTTCTCCGTTGGCTGGTGGGCCGAAAGCGATGGCTCCGATTATACGGATGCCTTCGGTCACCGACGCTCAACAGTTCGTGGAGACCTATTCCGCATTGCTGAATGGTATGGGTGGACAGGAAAGCCAAACGAAGGCTCTCGTCTCTTGGCATGGGAAATCTCCAAGGGTATCATCGAGTTTGAGCTTGAGATGGGATGGCGCAACAAAACCAACCGTCGCTGGTCACGGGTAAAGCCGGGTCCTGCAGACAACGCTATCTTCGACGACGAGATGGGCCGCAAGAAGGATGATCCTAGCGCGAAGTCCAAAGCCACTGATATGGGTCAGCCTGTTCGCATCGACGGCCAGCTCTATCATGGCGTGCAGTGGGAATACTCCGACAAGTCACCGGGCTCGCGCAAGCAAGGCTGGGAGCAAATGCGCTCTATGATGAAGTCAGCCATCCCGCCTGAGAAGCGCACTCCTCCAGAAGAGGGCTTGCGTGAAAAGCCCGGTCTGTTCATCTTTGAAACGTGCGAGCAGTTCCAACGAACCGTGCCCGCTCTTCCTCGTGACGAGGATGATATGGACGATGTAGACACCAACGCTGAAGACCACATCGGTGACGAATGCAGGTATCGTGTCCGCTTTAAGCGGCGTAATGTCAAGTCCGGAAGCACCACTGGTCATCATTAAGGGAGAGACCCAATGTCCGTTGACGAAAAACACCCTCAATATGACCTGTTCGTTGAGGACTGGACGCAGATGAGCGACACCCACAAGGGTGAGCGCACAGTCAAAGATGCAGGGACAACCTATCTGTTTCCGACCGCCAACATGGTGGCCGATGGCATGGACAATCAGAACCAGCCCGGTTACAAGGCATATGAGTCCTATCGCAAGCGCGCAGTTTATCATGACTTCGTGAAGGACGCCATCAACATGATGGTTGACATCATGAACCGCAAGCCTGCTCAGATCAAGCTGCCGTCCAAGATGGAGCCTCTGCGTGAGAAGATTACGGCCGAGGGACATTCCTTGAAGGCGCTTCTGCGGGACATCAACTTCCACCAGCTTCTTCACTCACGCTACGGTCTGCTGGTCGACGTGCGCACTGGCGAGGGCCCAAATGCTCTTCCCTACATTGCGACCTATGAAGCCCCGAACATCATCAACTGGGACATGGGCCGGCGCGAGGACAACAAGTCCACGCTGGACTTCCTTGTGTTGGACGAAACTGAGGAAGAACGGACCAACTTCACCTGGGAGGAGCAGGACAAGTATCGTGTGCTGCTGGCACCTGGTTCAAGTCTGACTGAACTCATGGGTGCAGAGAAAGAGGGTGGCAAAGCCAATCAGTTCTGGTCCCTTGCTGTTCGCGGGCGTGACGCTCTCATGTCCAGCGCTTTGGCTGTTCAGCCGATGATTGCAGGCAAGGGTCTTCCCTACATTCCGTTCACCTTCATCAACGCCGGCGACTTGGAGAGCTCTCCTGAGGCACCCGTGCTCATTGGCCTGTCCAATCTGACCCTGGCGATCTATCGTGGGGAAGCAGACTATCGTCAGACCCTGTTCATGCAA